ACAACTGCCGCCGGGAACCCGCGAAACTCCTGCGGCGTCAGGTTCGCAGCTTTCGGAGAATCTCGCAAAGGGGATTCAGGCATTTAAGGAAAGGATGTCGGTTCCTGCGGGAGGGATAGCGCAATTGCCCGGAAGGCACCGGGCCTATCACGGTACGGTTTCTGGGAAAGGGCAATTCCCTCTAGCCGAGACAGAACTGGATCTGGCGCATAAAACGGAGTACGTAACCCCGAGATATGGAGACGAGCAATTAAACAGGTTGCTCGGGCCGCATTTTTCTAAAACACCCGATGTTGCAAACAGGTTTGCAGAAGGGCTTTATCAATGGCGGTCAGTATCCGGAGATTCCAGCCCCCTCGAAGGTCAGGTTATACCTGCGGATATCAGTACAAGGTTAAAGAAGATATACCAGCCTTTACGTNCGTATACTGGTAGAAGCGGAGAGAAGGTCTGGAAAAGCGCGTTGGGAGATGCGGAAGCCATTTCCAATGATATGTTCAATGTTGTATTCAGTGATCCCCGGAACAAGGAGCTTTTTCTGGATATAACGGATTTATGGGGGGCCGAACCTAGACATAAAGTATCCCTGGCTTATGACAGTGTTGTGGACGGCACCTTTAGTCTTCTTAAAGAAACCGATCGTCCTTTAAACACTAAAGGTATAGATACGGATAAACCCCAACTTATGGGGAGATTTGTGCGTGAGATTCTGGGGACTGATTTACTTTATGCGAATACGAATCAAAGAAAGCGTGTTGTTGAAGAATACAAAAGAATTCTGGGGGAACAGGGGTTCGAGGGCATNGAATATGAAAATACGGCCCCTCAAGAAATCGAGGGGTTGGGGGAAGACCGCGAGGCTCGCAGGAGTTTCGTGGTCTTTGATCCGTTTACCGGTGCCCGTAGCCCGTTTGCCCTTAAAGGAAAGAACTGGGCCAGAGGCGGCTTTGTAGATAAGCCTTTGTATGAAGAAAGGAGGATGTTATGGTAGATGATGTATTTATTGGTCCCGTTTATGAAATGAATATGGACCCTTGTCCGCGATGCGGGTGTGATAAACCCAAGGTCGAGGTACACGGTCATTACCAGTGCGCCGATTGCAAGTGCGTCACCAAGGAGTGCTGCGAAGGTGAACGGACCACGGCCCAATGACCATTAGGAAAACAGGCGGCGGTTACCGGCTCGTTTCCAAGACGGGCAAGAATCTCGGCACCTATTCCACCCGTGCCGGAGCCGCGAAGAGAGAAAAGCAGGTAAACTATTTCAAGAGCAGGAAGCCGAAGCGCAAGAAAAGGAGAGTCTAAGATGGCTGATGAGACAATTTCCGAGATGATGATAGCAATGGGGAGTGCGCCTCCTCCGGATGAATTAGGGAACCGTACTCCTGTTCCTTCCTCTGACGCGCAGGCATTAATTCAGGAGCTTGAGGCAGTTCTTAGGGACGGCACTATGGATCAAGTACGCAGCTTTCTTAGCAATAACAGGGCCAGTTTACTGACTGTCGCGAGCCAAGATCCTGACTTCGCGAATCGGCTTGAGTCTATTATGGGGTCTATGCCAAGAGCAGGAAGGGAGTGGGGTGACACGAGAATTTCAAATTTCGATGCCCGTGGGGGAGAACTTCTGGCTCCTTCGGGACCGATGGGACCAGTAGGAGAGTACCAAATCTACGATGATCCAGCAACTCCTGCGACACCCGTTGGTACAAATGAATATGATGCGTGGGCCGGAATGGGGTCCTCTTTTCCGGGGCCATCCTTTTTTCCTAGTGAAGGTCAGACTGCGCCAGACTTTGAAGCCCTTGAAGAAGTCCGTGGTCCGATGCCCGAGTTTGCTCAGGGCGGTTACGTGGGCCGTGGCACTATGCCCGGTGAACTTCGTCGGAAAGGATCTCTTCCCGTTCGCGTTGCGGGCGAAAGCATGCGTGAATACCGGGAGCACCGTGAGGATGAAGACGATGTTCGCCCTGTCCGCCGCACTTTGTCCACGGCACTTTCTCCAACCTTGTCCCGCAGGTTGTTCAGTTAATGGCTGATCAGGGGCTTCCAAGAAGTAACTTTGGCACTGCGTCCTTGGTGGAGCGCCGGGACGCATTGCCGCCTGTCGAGTTGGACGTAGAAGAGGGGGCAGAAGTCTCTGTTGAAGAAGAGGGGGTTATTGAAGGACCCGACATTGATATACAGGTAGAGGAGGATGGAGGTGTTGTAGTTGATTTTGATCCGTCCGCAAAGTCCTCTGAAGAAGGGGATTTTTATTCTAACCTTGCGGAGGTTTTAGAGGACGGTGAGCTTTCCAAAATATCCAGCAGTTTGTTGGAGGATTATGAGAATAATAAATCCGGGCGTAAGGATTGGGAAGATGCGTACAGCAAGGGTCTTGTTCTTCTCGGATTTAAGTATGAGGAGAAATCAGAACCGTTCAGGGGTTCTTCCGGTGTAACACATCCTTTGCTGGCGGAAGCGGTTACGCAGTTTCAGGCACAGGCTTTTGGAGAGATGCTTCCGGCGGGAGGCCCCGTAAGAACAGAAATTATCGGGAGGGTTACTCCTGAAGCTGATGATCAGGCGGAACGTGTACGTCATTACATGAATTACCAGATTACATGCATAATGAACGAGTACACGCCTGAGTTTGATCAGATGCTGTTTTATCTTCCTCTGTCTGGATCTACATTCAAGAAGGTTTATTACGATGAGTTCTTGGGGCGGGCTGTTAGCAAGTTTGTTCCGGCGGAAAATATAATTGTTCCATATACCGCTACTGATTTAGGTACTTCCGAGAATGTAACTCATGTCATTCAAATGACCGAGAATGAGCTGAGAAAGAAGCAAGTTGCAGGGTTTTATCGTGATGTTGAAGTGTCTGGTGATCAGATGGACCCCTCAGAAGTACAGGAGGAAATGGATGATATTGCAGGTGTTACGGCGTCGTATCTTGATACCGATGTCACGGTGCTTGAGTGCCACGTCAATTTGGATGTTGAAGGCCATGAAGATAAAGCTTCGGATGGCGAACCCACTGGTATCAAGTTGCCTTATGTTGTTACGGTTGCGGAAGAAAATGGAAAAGTACTAAGTATCCGTCGTAACTGGAAAGAAGACGATTCCGATAAAACAAAGATTCAATACTTTGTGCATTTCAAGTTTTTGCCCGGGTTTGGTTTTTATGGGCTTGGCTTAATTCATATGATTGGTGGTTTGAGCCGCACGGCTACTGCTGCGTTGCGCCAGCTTATTGATGCGGGCACCTTGTCTAACTTACCGGCTGGTTTTAAAGCTCGGGGATTGCGTATTCGTAATGATGACGATCCTTTATCTCCGGGTGAGTTTCGGGATGTTGATGCTCCGGGTGGGGCTATCAGAGATTCTTTAATGCTTCTTCCTTATAAAGGAGCTGATCAAACCCTGTTCCAGTTAATGGGTTTTTGCGTTGAAGCGGGTCAACGGTTCGCTGCCGTATCCAATCTTCAAGTAGGAGACGGGAACCAGCAGGCGGCAGTTGGAACAACGATTGCTCTTCTGGAACAGGGCGCAAAGGTTATGTCGGCAATTCACAAGCGCCTTCATTATGCTCAAAAAGAAGAGTTCACTTTACTGGCACGTGTGTTTGGAGAATACTTGCCTCCTGAATATCCATACGAAGTTGTTGGTGGTGAGCGAACCATAAAAGCTAAAGACTTCGATGGTCGGGTTGATGTCATCCCGGTTTCTGATCCTAATATTTTTTCGATGGCACAACGGGTAACGTTAGCTCAAACAGAATTACAATTAGCTCAGTCAGCACCTGATCTTCATAATATGTATGAAGCATATCGGCGCATGTATAAAGCAATAGGGGTACGTGATGTTGATGCTATCCTTAAACCTGCCCAAGAAGGCGAGCCGGAACCAAAAGATCCGGCAGTAGAAAACTCGGATTCTCTTGAAAACCTACCCCTTGTTGCCTTTGAAGGGCAAAATCATGACGCTCATATTATGGCCCATCTGGTCTTCGGCTCTTCTGGAATGGTCATGCAGATGCCTGCTGTCGTAATGGCTTTGCAAAAGCATGTAATGGAACATGTGTCTATTAAAGCCAAGGAACAGGTTGCTCAACAGTTGCAGGAGCAAGCTCCGAATAGACAACCCACTGAAGAAGATCTTATTCAAATTGAATCTCTAGTAGCGGAATTAATTTCTCAGGGTATGCAGGAAGTGAAAGCTGTTAGTGTTCAGATTAGCGGTGGTTCGGGGCCTGATCCATTACTGGCTCTTAAAGCACGGGATCTTGATATTCGCGCTCAACGTGATCAAAATGAATCTTTGATTGATGAGCAAAGGTTAGCTCTTGAAAAAGAAAAGACGGCTATAAATGCACGTCTTGGAGAGGAGCGTATAAAATCAATGGAAGATATTGCGGACGCCCGTATTGATGCTGCAAAAGAAAGAGAACTTATGAAACAGAGGCAGCAATAGGAGAACTTTAGGGTGGAACGCGCAATCAGTTTTCTTTTTTTAAGCGGCGTGTTGTTGTTTTCTTTTTCCGTTTTTGCGGAGCATGAGAAAAACCCGGAAAATGCTACTGTTTATGCAACAATGTTGACCACCACGGTAATTCAATGTGCTCCTTCCGAAAAATCTGAGCGGATTTTTAAACCGGATCAGATAGTTTTTACTGGATTTATAGATAAGAACAATATTTTTAAAGTTTATGTGACAAAAGAAAATGTATGGGCGGCTATGTTGGAAAATACAGCGGAGCTTTCCTGCATTTATTTCACGGGTCAGCCGGGGATGTTGAAAAAAGTTGAGAAACAAGCGTATTAAAACAAGCCTGTTATAGGAGAATGTTATGGCTAATAAAAAAGTGAATGGTTCTAATGGTGTAATTCGTAAAGGAATGGTTATAAAAGATCAGGGCTTTGTCCCCTATAATCCTCCAGAGTCAGTTTCTACACCTTCTGTGGCCAAGGGAGAAATCACAAAAGGTACTGCTCGCGGTATGGGTGAAGCTGTACGTGGTGGCTCCTTCGAGATTGCATAGGAATTTAGTATGCCTTATGGACCTGGAACTTACGGCAGTAAATTAGGTCGTCCTCCCAAGAAAAAAAAGACGGGTGCAAAAAGGAAAAAGACGGTGAAGAAATCCATTAAAAAGGCTAGGCGGCGTAATTCTTCGTGAAGAGAAGAATAAGCATCGTAAAAAGCAACCCTCTTGGACGTAATTTCTCAGTATTGGCATCAAATTGTAGCTTTACTAGGTTTAATAGTCGTAGCCGTGAAGTTAAATTCTTCCGTACAGGTGCTTCGTAAAGATGTTGATGAAATAACGAAAAGAGATACTTACGTTGAGACAGTTAAGTTAAGAGCCCAGAGTGATATCCAGGATAAACAAATCGCTGCTTTGTGGGAGTTCACAAACAAGCTTAGAGATCGTTTCAATGGACGTAGTTAAAAAGCATGGTCCAAAAAAAGTTAGAGCACGATAGTGCATATAACGACCTTGATATTAATTTAGATGGCGTTGTTGATGACTCTGAGATAGCAGCAGCAGAAGCTTTGGACAGTCATGAAAAAGCAGACGCCCAGCGTAGAATGGCTTGGGTAGCTATGATATCTATGTTGGTTTTTACAGTAGCTGTTTTTCTTCCAATTTTCCCGGATAGCAGAATTAAGGCTTTAGCAGACTTATTCGGGTTGTTTTATATTGGACAAGCAGGAGTTGTTGGTGCATATATGGGTATGACTGCATACATGAGAAGTAAAAAATGATATCCCTTCTGGGAGCCCTGATGGGTTTCGGGACTTCTATCATTCCTGAAATCCTAGGGTTTTTTAAACAGAAACAGGCCGATAAGCATGAGTTGGCTATGCTCGAAGCAAAAGCCCAATATGCGGATCAAATGTCCAAGCTTAAAATCCAAGAGTTAGATGCGGAAGCTGAAATAGCGGAAACAAAAGGACTATATGCACATGATAGAAGTATTGACGCTGGTGGATTTGTCAACGGTCTTAGGGGTTCTGTGCGCCCTATCA